CCAAGAGTTCCACCAGACCAACTTGTTCCCATCTCCCAGTGAAGATGTGGTCCTGATGATCTACCAGTACTACCAACTTTAGCAATAGGTAAACCCTTCTTGACACTGCCACCAGTTTTCATACCATTCTCAAGCACATGACCGTAGAGATGATAATATCCCTGACTATCTTTGTATACAATAAAGTTACCCCAACCACTAGGATCTCCTCTCTTTGCTCCAGTTAGACTTAACTTACCATAGTCAACAATAGTAGCATCAGTAACTGGTACCAGAGGTGCACCTAAATCTGCAGCAATATCTGTACCACCATGAGGTCCACCAGATCTCATCTTACCGTAAGCACTAGTGAGTACCGGTTTACCCATCACCCTTGTAGTTTCTAGATTAGCGCCACCGGTAGAATCTTCTACTGGTTCAACTTTATCAGATTCTTTCACATCACCAGATTTCATTGAGTCTCTAGTAAAGAAAGCCTTACCCATCAAATTAACTTTTGGTATAAGACTAAGAGGATTCATAGGATACAACCACCCAAGATCAGGAATTTCCTTAAGATCAACTCCAATTAAAGATTTAAGAGGATTTTGAATCCACCAAGGCACTTTTAACTTAGGAATTCCTTCATAAAATCTCTTGAACCCATCACCAACCCAATTCATTGCAGCTTGTCCTGCGGTGAGTGCACCTTTTATATCATCCGCTAACTGTTTCTTAATACCTTCAAGTCCACCACCACTTATTGCTGTATAAAACAGTTTACCAATATATTCACCAATCAATTCACCAATTACTGTCCCAACAACAGGCATGATGCCTGTTCCAATAGCACCACCAATACCAGCACCTATTCCTGCGAGAACTCCCTTTGCCAAATTAAAATCTGGTTTACCATCCCCATCTTCATCTTCCAATAATGTGAATATACCAACAAGTAAGGAACCAATTATTGGAATCCTACCTAAGAACTTAGTTGCACCCTTACCTAAGAACTTAAGTGATGTTCTTTTTAGTGTTTGTTTTACACCACCTTTGACAAGTTGACTACCCTTCATGCCACCACTAAGGGTTCCCTTCATAGGGACAGATGCCAGTTTACCTGAACTTATTGCTTTGTTAACATTTTGAAGTGCTCTTTGAGGTTTGACACCATTGTCAACCATACCTTGATACATTCTGGCAGCTTCATCACCATGCTTAGTTCTAATACTTTGAACAGCCTTGTTCACTCCGATAGATCTTGTTCCTGTTCCACTACCACTACCAAGAAGTTTGTTCAATCCTTTACTAGTTTTACCAAGATTTTTAGATCTATTATCAAGGGTTAAACCTTTACGAGCAGCTTCAAGACCAGCTCTACCAAGATTTCTAGCAGCAGTTAAAGCATCTTTAATAGCCTTTACTGATTTCTTTATAAATCCTGGTATAAGTTTATTACCAAGTGATTTAAATACATTCTTAAGACTAGTTCCTAAGTTTTTAAGTTTATCACCAAATTTAACTTTGGATAATAAATTTTTACCTTTGGTGAGGAGAGTAGGGAATTCTTTTGCAACAGCAGCAATAGTTAATCCGAATAACTTAAACCCTTGTGAAATTCCACCAAAGGTGTCACCAACTTTATCGAATCCTTTACTGAGTTTTTTAGTAAGATCTATTAAAGCTAATGCACCAATCCCAAGAAGGATGCTTGTGAGGAAGTTAAAGATACCAAACTTATTTCCAGCCTCTTTAGCCTTACTTCCTAAGAAACCAAGTGCACCACTACCACTCTCAGATTTTTCTTCTCTATCTTTCTTTTTATTTTTTTCTTTTTGTTTTCTTACATTTTCAGATGATTTCTTCTGTCCCTCAGTATTTTTCTGAGTAACAGTATCAATCATTGAGGTGAGAGCTACAATACTATCCAACTGATTAGAGATGGATGAGAATGAAACCTTACCTGTCGATTTAGATACTTTTGTTGGTGTCGCAGACGTAGAAACAAGACCACTACCAACCATAGGTGATGTTGGTGTAATAGATACCGTTTCAGATTTTACAATTGCACCAGGTTTACCACTTCCACCTTCTCCACCCTCATCTACAGTTGCAGTATTTTTGGCATTAGGTGATGTGGCTTTTGATATAGCCCCACCTAAAAATTTAGTTGCAGATAGTAATAATCCTATTGCCATTATACTATACTATAGATTGATTTAATGACTAACAAATCAGGATTGTTCTGATCTATGGGTGAGAACATTGGTGCTGAACTTTGAGCACCACCACCAGCAGATGATGGGGATTGTTGTTGACCTCCACCACCAGCAACAACCACAGAGGAACCACCTCCACCACCAGGTGCACCTATCATAGGTCTTTGGCTTGTAGGAGATTGCATTGGTTTCACATCATCCAAACTAAACTCGTAAGGTGCAGTTTCTCCTGTTGATTGAGTTGGTGTAGATTGAGATGAAGATACTTGTGCACCTGTTGATCCACCCAGAACACTCATCACATTTGACCAAGTGGTGTGTGCTTTGTTGCCTGATGCATATTGATCTTGATATGTTAAATTACTTGGACCCTCAGGCAATCCTCTCCATGTTCCTGCGAGATGGTAAGCAAACTTCTCTGTTGACATCTTTCCAGCTTTCCAGTCATGATATCCAGCCTGATCTACCAGAAGTTTACCAAGTGTGTCTTGATTCTTTGGACTGAATAAATCTTTATTTGGGTCTAAACCAACCTCCTTCGCTCTACCCAAAACAAATTGTGGCATTTGTTGATATTTGCCCATTGCGCCTGATCCATATCCAGCGTTCATTGCTGCTTGTCTCGCGTCTGCAATAGTCATCTTACTCAAACCATTTATATTTCCTCCATTGATAGTATCGTAGGATGGTGCTTCAACACTAGAAATAAGATTCAATATAGGTTTATATCCTGGTTTAGATCCTCCACCAACCATTCCACCACCCTGATACCCAGGAACCATACCCATCTTAGGCACATTAGTTCCACCAGCATCTGCATTCATACCCAACAAAGTATCAGCACCATATGCATCTACAGCTTTCTTACTCATCACAACTTCACCAGGAGTAAGTGCAACCATCTGGGTATCAGAACCCATACTACTAATCTTACTTCCCGTATTTGTAGTGACCTTACCACCACTTTCCATAAGTTGATAATACTTATTGGTAATATTGGTAACCTCACCACCACCTTCCATACCAGGAACACTCAATGGTTTAGGTTCAGGTTTTTCTTCTGGTGGTGGTATTTTTTCTATCTGTGGAGTTGGTATGTATGGAATTGTTATGGGTGGTATGTTAGGAATAACATCTAGAAAATCTATAGTATTTAAAGCATCATTGACACCACTTATAAAACTATCCAATGCCTCATTCATTGTATCAATAAATGCGTTAAAAGGACCTATCACAATATTGAATACTCCTCTAATCACACCATTGAAGAAATCAATAATACCATTAGCAAGATTTCTGAAGAACTTTTTAGGATCAGTGAAGAGATCAATCAAACCAAGAGATACAATACCTCCCAGTATTGCCATAAAGAACTTCTTGATAGCATCAAAAATACCACCTAATGGTGATGCAATTTTCTTTGCACCATCACCAAGTTTTTTGAAGATAGAATTTTCACTCTTCTCTTCTCTCTCTTTCTTCTTTCCTTTTTCACCAGAAATTCTTTGTTTTTCAGAATCTTTACTTTGTAGTTTCTGTTGAGTAGTTAAGCTACCAAGAATGTTCTCAAGACTATTCTCAATCTTTGAGAGACTAGAAGTCAACATTTCCATCAAATTCTGTGAACCACCATTACTCTGAACTGGAACTTCTTCTTCAGGTTCTACACTACTACCCATCAAAGTTTTGGTGGGATTAGATGCTGGTCTTGATTTTTTTGTTGCCTTACCTACTACAGAATTAAATTTGATCTTATTATTCTTTACCTTAAGTTTGCCAGTTTCTTTCTTTACTCTTTTAAATTCTTCTGTAAGTTTTTGTGTATCTTCTGTAGGAATATCATTACCTGGCATTCTACCAGCAGCCATCCTCTCCTTCAGAAGAGTTTTATAATCATCATAATCTAAATCATTTACATTCTCTAATCCAAGAAGGCGAAGAATATCCTCATCGACAACTTCATCGACAAGTTGATCCTTTTTAGTTCCTTCGTAGATTGCTAAAGCCATTAACTCCTCTGTTTAGCCTTTTCTTCTTCTTCCTCAAGGTGTTGTTGGAGAAGTGCGACATAAACATCACGCTCCCAAGGCATCATATTTTCAATCTCTGTTAATGAGTATTTATGGTACTGCATCAACGCAAAATTGAGTTTAAAGTATCCCTCAAGATCCATGTGGATCATGGCTATGCGAAAAAACTTGAGAGACCTTCCAGTACGATAGTACTCTTCTCTTTAGTTTTAGGATTGACTACCTCAACTGTATGTGAAAGTTTAGGCATTGTCTCAAAGAACTTCTCAATCTCTTTGAATTGAAGTGAGTTCATACCCTCAAGAAATTCAAGAACTTCCTTCTTACTCACATCAGAAGTAGACCATACCTCATCTTCGTTATAGATCTTATCGATACATGATGCAACAAGTTCAAATGATTTCTCAATGTTCATATCATCTGACATAGAGAAGTTGTTCTTAATGAACTGATCCAATGAAGGATACCTCATCTCCATCATCAATTCATCATCAAGTTTGATCTGTTTGTTATGACCTTCACTCTCTACGACTTCAATCTCATCAAGAGAAATAGTGATAGGAATTTGTGTCTCACCATCATCAGGGGCAGTGATGTTGACTTCTACTTCTTCACCAACAGACTTACCACGAATGTTGAGGAACAAATACTCGATATCAAATGTAGGTAGTTGTTCTACTTTGACACCCCTACTAGTCACACAGCTCTTAATTACAGCCTTAACTGCATTTGTGATCTGCTTATTATCTTCACTCTCCAAAGCAAGAACTAGAAGTTTTTCTTCCTTCACCAAGAAAGGTCGATACTTAATAGTTTGTTTTGTAGAAGGTAACACCAATTCATATGTGGGTGTCGCAATTTTTGGTAAAGGCATAATATGCTATAATGTTTTTCAGTATGATTATTTAGTGAGGGTTTAAGAATTAAAACATAGATCGTAGGTTTCCATTTGCATCATAAGCAGGACTTCCATCGGGAAGTAATAATGGTCCATCATTTGCACCTGGTCTAAATCCAGTAGCACTATCGGTTGGGACAAATTGAGTTCCACGGCCGTTAGTATTACCAACTCTTCCTGAAGTATTGCCACTTCTTCCTAGAGTTGTTTCTAATATAGGTTCATTCGTAGGTCTATTATTATCACTCCTAGTTGTTGCTGGGGTTGTTCCTAATGGAACTTGACCTGTAGATCCAATTTTGTCAACATATCTAACATATCTCTGTATACTCATTGATACTGAATACTTGAGAATCTGACTTCCCTCATAAGAAATAGGAGTACTGACTATAGTTTTAGGAAAGGCATTAACCAGAGTATATGTCAGTTGAAATAGTTCATCATCATTAAAGATACCTCTATCAGGAGATACATCTTTCTCAAACTTTACAATATGCATATTAGTTTTGTAACTATTTGGATAGTTCATCCTATAGTTTGATGCGTATGATAATGCATTAGTTCTAGACAACCTCTGACCAGTTCCCTTACCAGAAATATAATCCAACCAACCATCAAACAGATTGATTACCTTATAGTCATGATCCACATAGAATGTTAGATCAACGGACTCATCATACATTCTTTGATATGCCATCTTCTCACTGACACCTTGGAAATCACCAACAATATCATGAGTTTTGAGACCACTACCCGGCAACACAGCACTACTGCATAACAGTTCTATATCTTCACCATCAAGTGCATAGTCAAATCCATTCTGTCTAAGATGAGATAGGACAGACGGTGGTGGTGATAGTTTGATCTGGTATACGGATGTCTGTGCTAACTGAAGTATACGACTCTTCAGTTGTGATGTTTTGATGGGTCCGATAGCCATCTATAAATATACTTGATTACTATTACTATGTATATGAGTTTTGGGACAATTCGTAAAGTCAAAGTATAAACCTTCTCACCCTGAGAAGTATCAAGGCAATCCCAATAACATCATCTGTCGTTCCTCATGGGAAAGGGTGTTTTGTAAGTGGTGTGACACTAATCCCAACATACTTAAGTGGGCTTCAGAAGAGTTTAGTATCCCCTATATCTCACCAGTAGATAATAGGTTACATAGATATTATCCAGACTATCTGATTGAGTTTCGTGATTCATCTGGTAAGGTAAAGAAACAAATTATAGAAGTTAAACCAAAGAAACAAACACAACCACCCAAACCAGGTGTTCGTGTTACCAAATCATTTCTTTATGAAGCTTCAATGTATGAAAAAAATATGGCTAAGTGGGCAGCAGCTACAGAGTTTGCTAAAGATAATGGTATTGAATTTAGAATCATCACAGAAGATGAATTAGGTATCAAACAAAATGATAGTAGACGCACTGGATCTGGAGGAGTACAACGGAGAAGACAGTCGAATAAACGGCCTCGTAGATGATGTCAGAATCTTAAAAAAATCTGACAGAATGATGGAGGCCATCCTCACTCTTCTTACTGATACACCTGCACCAATACCACAGGTTGGTGCATACTACACCTTTTCCTATAAACCAAAGACACCTAGGATTAGATATGATTCAAATCCTCTCATAGCTTGCACTGGTGTATATCAGTGGGGGTTCTCAGGTATCAACTATCATTGGGAAGATCATCGTAATTATACTTGGGAAGAACTAGTTACTAACCCATACCTAGTGTATCCATCAGAGTTGGAAGACCTGAGAAGTATTCCATATCAAAATTACAAGATAAATAACTCGTAAGGTATAATCTAAATGTCCAAAGTTAAGACCACTAGAGTTTGGAATGGTCTACCAGTAGATGAATATACTAATACCGAAACAGGTGTTGTTGAGTTGTATTCTCAACCAACTAGGGGTGCAATGGGTTCAACTACCCCAGGAACACTTTTTGCTACTGGCGATGACAAAGGAAAATGGTCTTACAACGATCAAGCAGGATTTCGTCGCGGATTCAATAACAAACAGAGAACTCAGGGCAAACCTACTCTTACACAAGAAGATTTTAATAAAAAGTTTTTCACAGAAGGAACAAAGATATTCAATAATGACAGAGCAAATGTTCTGAATACAGAAACTAATTATGAAACAAAAGAATTATTCAATAGCAAAACTTCTGCTTATTCAACAAATGGAATACCTGGTGTAAAAAATTCTGAGACTGGTGATAAAAATAATAGTAATGGTGATAGTGTAGTTGATTCAGATAATAATACTGATGAGGAAGAAGTTGCAGGATCTGAACAAGGAGGAAACCCCTCTGATAGTTCTAGTACCCTTGGTGGTGAAAGAGATTTTGGTTCTAACACAAATTCATTTAGATATCCAATAGGTATTCTGCCTGATCTTGATTATGATTTTATTCAGTTCATTGCTTGTGAGTATAAAGCTGGTTCATTTACTGGCGGTAAGAATGGTAAGTTTCAAGGGTTAACAACAAAAGGTGATATTGAAGCTAGAGTTGGCGCTCATGCTGAGACAATCACTCTCCCAATGATTCCAGCTCTATCAGAGAGTAATGTAGTTGCATGGGGAGAGGATAGAATAAATCCACTCCAAGTAGCAGCTGCGAACATAGCTGGACAGACTCTTCAAGGACAAACAGGTGGTATTGATTTACCACAAGCTATTAAAGATTTTACTGCAGCAACAACAGCTGAAGCAACAAGGTTATTGAATGAAGAAGGAACAAGACAGTTTATAGTTTCATATTTTGCAGGTCTAGCTGCAGGAGGTGCGAATGTTCTTGGAAGGACTGGTTCTGTAATTAATCCAAATCTAGAGTTATTATTCACAGGACCATCACTTAGATCATTCAGCTTTAACTTCAAGTTTAGGCCAAGAGATCCTGATGAAGCAAAGATGGTTAGATCAATCATCAGAGTATTCAAAAGAAATATGGCAGTTCAGAGAACATCAGGTGAAAACTTTCTTCTAACTCCAAACATTTTTAAGATTAAATACTTACATAACGGTGAGCCTCATCCATTCATGAATAGACTTATGCCTTGTGCATGCACATCATTTAATGTAGTTTACACACCAGATAACAACTACATGACTTATGCTGATGGCAGTATGACTGGTTATGATGTAAGTTTTACCATGGCAGAGATCGTACCAATCTACGCTGATCACCAAAAAGATGCTGGAGGCACAGGATTCTAATGTCTAGAAAGAAGTATTTCAAATATGTACCAGACTTTGACTATGTGAGTCGTCTTCCTGGTGCTAAAGCTATTTCAGATTATGTTCAGACAAAAAACCTCTTTAAAAGAGTAAAACTTTCTGATGAGATTTTTGAAGACCTTACACTCTTCACCAAGTATAAGATTGAGAATGATGACAGACCTGACAGTGTAGCTTATAAGGTATATGAAGATCCAAACTTAGATTGGTTGGTATTATTATCCAACAATATTATTAATTATGAATCAGAGTGGCCACTGGATCAGAACTCATACAATAACTATCTGTTGAATAAGTATGGTTCATATGACAACATGTATGGTGTTCATCACTACGAAACAATAGAAGTTCTTGACACCAAGAAGAATGTAATTGTTCCCAAGGGATTGGAAGTACCCCAAGATTTCTCAATCACTTACTTTGATAGAGGAACAGAGACTGAGGTTATTGCAAATAATATAA